TTACCAAATGACTGCGCTGCATTCTTGAGGCATTCCGTTTTGAGTTTAGGGAAGGCAAGGTCTAATGCGTTCGGCTTTTTGTTGTCTGCATTCAACGCCCAACGGTTACGCTCTACGTTGTCAAGGTTCTGAGGCGCACGGTCAACCATGATGATGATTGACGCTGCTCCCGTGCGACGTATTTCATAGCCGCTGATGGGATGGATAGCAATAAGGTCGATGCTGCCTACTACTTCATTAGCCATGCGCTCCCATCTAAAGTTCTCAGTTCTCCAGTGGCCGAAGAACATTTCATCTAGCGTTGTCTCAACGTGTGAGATGACCAGCGTCTGTGCTTTAAGGTCGGGAGTCTTTTCAATCCCGGCTACATCGGGTGTGGCGTTAAGCATTTGCTGGAACTTCTGCAATGCTTCAAGATTGTCTTTGTGAATACTGTTATTCATGTTATTGATTTTAGGATTTAAAGATACGGATTAATAGCGCATTAAGCAATTATTCAACTCTTGACAATAGTTAAGAATTGCAAAAACGATTGCGGTGTAGATTAGATACTTGATGACTTTGCTTGTTTTCATGTTTTTAAATTTAAAGGTAAATGTGCGTTGATGAGCCGCACCCCTCGTTTGATTAATACCAGTACTTGTAAAGTAAATCCCAAACTATTTCTTTATCTTCGTTGATGATGTCAAGCTGCTCCTCAGTGGCAAGTTCGCCTGAAATTTCAGCCTCTGTGATGTAGTAGCTCGACGTGTCTGATTTGTGACTGTAACCGTACTGAAGTACTGTGATTTCTCTGTAATTAATTTCTGACATTGCTTTCATGTTGTTTTGTTTGTTTATTGATTACTTATTAAATAACATTTCATCTAACATTTCTGAAAGACTGCAAAGAACTGCTTCTTCTGTCATTGTGATAGTGCCGTTGTCTTGCTTTGCTTCCAATGCTTCGTAAGCACTAAGTAGGGTTTGAAATTTTGTGTTCATTGTCTTGTTGTTTTTGTTATTGATGGCACAAATATAGGGTGCAATTTCTTGCACCACCAAAAGTAAACTGTTAAAAATTGTTAAAATTTCAATCGGTTACAGATTGTAACCACCTCACGCCCACGAATAGCTGCCGTAGTTTGGAAACAGTTCGAAGTATACGCGCATCATAATGGCATCTGCATAGTCAGGACTCTTGCCATGCATGCGCGCTATCTCGTCCTTACTGATCACTGCAAGTTTGCCATCGGCTTCGGGTTGCCTGCGGCGTATCATATCCAGTTCTTGAATGATGACATCACGAAACTGATTCACTTTAAAGATTACTTTGTTTTGCTCAATCAATTCTGCGAGTTTAAAATAGCATTCAGCCTTTTGGTTGACGTATCGGTCTGGTTGCTTAGCACGCCCACCATTAAGGAAGCCCCGGCAACGGAGGTGGTCAACCGCTCCCCCGCCGACCCCATCTTCATCGCATATCACATTGCTTAACTTAATGCCTTGTGCCGCGCATAGTTCTTTGATTTTAGATACAACTGTGGTGATGGGCTGCTTACGCAGCTCGTGAATCTCGATAAGGTGCAAACCTTGCCACACGCAAATGACACTTCTGTCTTTTCCTAGTCGTGCGATGTCGGCACTGATGTACTTTTCACCTTTGCTTTCTTCATCCCGGAAGCAACGCACAAGGTCATCATATTGATAAAGGTTATCTACGGACTCATCGTATTCCCAATCACCATAGAGCAGCCTGCGCCTATCTATTTCGGGCAAACGTTCTAGGGTTTCAATATAACTTTCGGGCAGGTGTGGATTATCCGTAGGCAACGATGGAATGAATGCAAGATGTGCGGGCAGGTTGTCCATCTTGAACGGTGCGTAAAACTCATTATACAGCCATCCCTTTGACGGATTGCATGTGAGCAGCATCTTCGGCGGCAAATCATATTCGCGTAGCTTAAAACGGATGCGTGACTGTAAGATGTCTATTGCCCGCTTTGATACTTGTGCTGCTTCGTCTACATAGGCATCAGTTAATTCAAGACCTCCTAGCGAATGGAATTCAGGGTCGGATGGGTATGCAAACAAATCTTTCAGAATTATCTCACTGCCATTTGCAAACGTGATAACGTGCGTTTGGTTATTGATTGTGTAGTGTTCATTAGGTGCTAGCCCTAACATGTGCGCTACCTCAAAGAAAGTCTTAAGCGTGGTCTTCTTTAGCGTGTCAAGTTTGCTACGGCCTATCAGCCCTCTCGTGCCGGGATACTTAAACCTACGGCTTATCTGCCATGCACAACCGATGAATGACTTACTCCCGCCTGCAGCTCCACCGAAAAGCACCACACGTGCTGGGTGTGAATTACCCAATACGCGCAGTGCTTCATTTTGTTTCGGTAGATACTCAATCATTAGAAAGGCAAATCGCCTGTGCCTTGTGAATCATCTTCTTGTTGACGTTTCTCCAGTGGCTCGGACATCTTGCCGCTAAAAAACTTACCACTCTTGCCTTCCTTAACCCACGCAGCAAGTCGCATCTTCTTGCCACCTACCATGATTTCACCTGTGTACTGTGGCCCGTTGTTGGCTACGTTGTTGTTCTTGAATAGGGTGAACTGACCCTCTTGCATTTGATAATTACTCATTGTATTTAATTATTGATTATGTTAATGTCATCGAGCATAAAAGCGATTGTGATGTTGCCTCGCATGTTGCTAATCTCTGCTATTGTGAATGGTTCTTCGTCGATGCTATGGCCGTTGATGAACCCGATGAACACTTCCGTATCATCCGGATAAGCTGCCAGTGCATCCCAAAGTTCACCTATTGTCATAGCTTATATTCATCTTTGTCTGTAAGCAAATGTAACTCTTCAAAGATAAGACGCATTGTAACATTATCAGTCATTGATGGTCGCATACTTCGCTTTGCTGTCAACACAAATAGTTTGCGTAGCAGTTCAATCTCGCGCTGTTGATCGTAGTGCTTCATCAGTATTCATTTTGATTTTCAATCAGCTCTCGGTAACGTTCATATCTATATTCTGTAAACTGAAAAGGTTTATTTTTGTAAAGTCGGAAGCGTTGGTCATTAACCCACTGTGGCAATTCATCATACTCACGCATTAGTGCCACTTCAAGTTCACTAGGCTTGCCGCGTATGATTTCCTTCACAGGCTCTTGTAACATTTTCGCATCTAATTTTGTTACAACGTCCTTCATTGCTTCATTCATTTGCGGGTGTGCGAAGATTTCGTAGATGTTGTTGGCTTGCTCTTCCGCTTGTCGCTTTGCAGTGACATACGGCTGTCGTTGTTGGTCGTAAAGTGGAAACCACGCAAGGATAGTAGCCGGGTCGATGCGGTTGTATATCGTGCCATATGCACCAACAGCACCGCGATCTAAACATAACTGGATATCTTCAAGCGAATAAAAATATTTATCCATCATAATCTGTTCTGCACAAAACTCAATCTGCATAGCGTTCATGTTGTTTTGCACGTTCATCAGTTGAGTGCATCGCGTCAGCAACTGAATGATTTTGTCTTTGGTTGTTTGTGGGTCAAGCTTCTTGAGAAGACCAATCTGGTCTTGTGTTATCGCGTGCTCGACTGATAGCGACTGCTTCGGCGTAAAGTGCATTAGCTTTTGCAACGCTGTCTGCTGTTGAATTTGATTGTTTGCCATAGGTATTTGTTTTTTGATTTTTAATTTTATCCCATTCCTTGCGCATCCAGTTGCGCACTGTGCTTTGCCAATCCTTCATCGGTGTTTTGCCAACTACCCATCCATTCGATTCATAGTGATCCATGAACACACGTGCAAATGAAACTACTCTTGCTTCACTTAAAAAATTATTTGCTTGCATGTTGAGTTCGCCCATCAGGTTGTAGACCTCATTCTCATCCGGCTTCACAAACTTTTTTCGCGTAGTCTTTTTTTCATTTGCATCTTCAACTATAATTTCATTTTCATTTCTATTTTCATTTTCTAAAGGCATTGCCGTGGCATATGCCGTGGTAGATGCCGTGGCATCTGTATCATAGTTTTGATTTTTTCTTTTTTTCCATCCATCAATAGCACGTGTGCGTTGCTTTTCAGCATGTGCCTTACGCTTACCTACTTCTATTTCAAGACGCTGATTAAAAAAAAGACCGTTATCATCCTGCTGGAACTTTGCCAACACATCTGCCGTGGCATTGCCGCAGCATAGCCGTATCATTTTTTCGGTAAGATGACCTTTCTGATGTTGCAAGCATAACAATGTGATGTACTGACCACGCTCTTCCATAGTCAAGTCTTGAACACCCGACAAGAAATCGGATGAGTAAAAAAGAAATGCCGGGTCTTTCATAAAAGTAAATACCCACCACTACACACAAAGGCTCGTCCGTAGCCGAATGGCTTATGGCAATGTGATAGCGGTGGGATTTAAAATGTTTTTCATTACGAACGAGCGTTGCAAAGATAATCAAAC